AGTCAGGATGGTCTAAAACACCTTCCCATTTTTTTTGTAATGATTCGGACAAATACATTTTTTTATCTCCTAGAGTTTAATTAAAATTTGGTTTTAGAAATTGCTTGAGAGACAGCAGCAACGAATGGGTCATGAATGACTTTCTTTTCTTCTGTTTCTTCAAACTGTTCGTTTAGTTGAGATTCTGTTGCCTTTTTAGCACCAGAAGGGAAGTAGTTTTCACGGATAGTATCAAGCTTTGATTTGTATTCGTCCTCTGTGGAGAATTCTACACTCTCTGCGAGTGATTTGATTTTTTCAGCTTGAGTAGCAGGAAGTCCTTCGGTAACTTCACGAGCAATTTCATTCTTGCGTGATTCTACCAATGCCTTAGCATATGATACACCACGCTCGATTTCTTCATTGAGTTTACTTTCAAGTTCTTCAACTTTACCAGCAAGTTCGTCAACGAGGTCGACTTTTTCAGCAGGAACATCAATATAGTGTTCTGCAAACAGATTACGCAAACCACCAATGAAGTCTTCTGTCAATTCAGCACGAAGACCAGTTTCAATTGCGATTTCGTTTTCTTCCATCCATTGTTCAACAACATACGAAAGATAGTCATCAACTTTTTCTGTAAGGTCAGCTTTAACTGATTCGACTGCTTCTTCAAGCATGCCTGCATAACGTGTTTCAATTTCTTCTTCAATTTGTGATACACGGTCTTCGACACGAGCTTCAAAAATTGTAGATACTTTAGATTTGAATTCTTCTGAGATGGTAGAGTCATCAGCAAAGAGAGCGTCAATATCTTCTTTCATTGATAATTTTCTTTTTGCATCTTTGGCGCCTTGATATCTAGCATCATCTTTATCATCATCTGTTCTACCAAGACTACGAGCTTTATCTGACATATGACCGGCAGATCCTAACGATCCTTGATTTTCAGCTCTACTGCCTTTTAGATATGACCTGAGTGTATTTTTTGACAACTCATCAAGTTGTTCAAATTCTTCAGAGACCATAAACTCTTTTAATTCTTCTAAAGAATAATTTTCAATTTCTTCCATTTTAGCGGAAGCATTAGATGCATTAGTTGTTGGTGCAACGGCAGACTTAGCACCTTTTCCTGCGTGAATTTTTGCTGAGTCATCGTCTGACTTGTAGTTTTGTGGTGTTGGTCCACCCAAATCTTCAACCTCGGTGCCCTGCATTTTTTCCATTGGCGCACCGTTTTTACCCTTGCTTGATGCAAGAATATCTGCAGCTGCTTCCATTAGTTTGTTATTTGACATTAGGAATCTCCTTATCGTTTCTTATTTATAAAATTAAAGTTTTCTGAGGTAATTTTCAAACAATTTAAGTGCAACACTTTCTATTTGTTTAGGTGTTGCTTTTGTTATTTGTTTTTTAGTATTATCAAAATCTGCTTCTACAAAGCGTCCTTCAATAAACATCCATTCTTTGTTTTCCATGATACCATTAACAAATGCGCCTGGTGCAGATGGGTCTGCCACAATATCAGCCGCAGTTGCCAGTCGTAGGTCATCTTGGACAAGATTGTAACCTTCTTTGGTCATAGTTACAGAACCTAGAGCTCTTGAAGAAACTCCTAAGTTTACTCCGTTATCAATGAAATTTTTAACGATTTGACCATATGGTGTATCAAGAACCAGAGCTTTACCATAAAATGTATTTCCATCTTCTTTGAGGGAAAGAATCTTATGTGATACTCTTTCTAAGTTTAATGTTGGTGTATCAGGATGCCCCAATTCACCTAATGCACGATTTGTTTTGATGTATTCTTCATCATAGCGTTTAACTTCATTACGCAAAGTTTTCATTTCATACATACGGTTGTTTTTATTAACGGTATCACCAACCAAAAAAGTACCTTCAATGTATAGGTTCTTTTTACCGTTTTCTGTTGTTTCTGTTAAGTATTTAACAGATTCAAAATGTTCTCTGATAAGTTTCATATTAGTATCCGCCTGGTGCAGTTGTATATGTTGCTTCTTTGGTGAGTTCTAGTACTACAAAACCACCTGTGTTAATTACTACAACAATAGGTTGTGTACTATTATTTGCAATTGTAGTATTCAAGTCATCAAACTGAATGCTACCTGAGTTATGCAAAGTAAGAATTGGTACACTATTGCGAGTAATTTGAATACTGCCGTTTGTTGACCATGCAACTTTACGAATACTTGCAGCAGTAATAGTTTCATTAGCACCAGTTGATAAGTTTGCTAATGCAATGGTTGTACCAGTATCAATAACTCTAGCTATTGATGCTGAACGAAGTGTGTTTATATATTCAAATGCCATTTTATCTTAGTCCTATTGATGAGCGTCTACGCATACTCATTTTTCTTTTCATTAATGTGCGGCGTAATTTTGCTTTTCTAGTTGTCTTCCATGACCTTTTTAATAGTCTTGCTTTTCTTAATCTTACTGTTGCGGGTATACGTTTAACTGTATTACCTGATATTCTATAACCTTTAATGGCGGATCGTCTTACATTTTTTTGTATAACAATCTTACCCTTAGCATTTCTTCTAATTCTACGGCGAATCTTTTGGACTCTACCCATCTTAATGATGTTACGATTTTGAGTTGCCTCATCTAAAACTTCATTAAACATATCTTCTGCAACATAACGCTTTGCTTCTGCAAGACGTTTTGCAACTATCTCATTTAGATGAGCAAATAACTTTTCTTTTGCTTCATCTAATTTATTTTCTATTAACGATGATACAAAACTCATTTTGCATGTTTGAAAGCAAAGTCAGATGCTTTCATAAAATGTTCTGGAGACTTGTGTACCAAATCTGCAAACTTCTTTTTGTTATCATCATTTAATGCGTTATGAACTTGCGTCAATGCCGATGCGGTGAAATGGTCAATCTTACGACTATGACCAGATGCAAACTTTACCGGTTGTGCCGATTTATCTTTTACTATCTTATGTAGTTGATCCATTACCGACTCTTTCAATTCAACTTCTTCGGCTTGAATTGCTGAACTTACTGGAGTATCATATGGTACAGAGAAGTATTTGTTTAATTGTTTGTTGCGATACAATGCAATTTTTGTTCCATCAGGATACAAACGAATCGCTGTTCTCTTTAACAACAAAATATAAGGTGGTGTTGGGCCTGGATTTGCTTCGTCTAACTGTTCTGCCTCAATAACATCTTCATCTTCTTTAACTGCACGGCGTGCCTGCATATTAATTTGTTTGTTATTAGAGATTAAATCTACCATCTTGTTAAAGAGGTTTTGAATAATCATTCTATCGGCATTATTGAATGTTGGTTTCTCTTCACCCATCTTATCTAAGATTTTGTGAATACGTTGCATCTGTGCCTTATTGGCCAGACCAGCACGAACCAAAACATCAAACTTTGAATAGTCTGACTTTTCTTCTTCAACGATAGATTTGAATTCTAATAGAGATTTCATTATTCTTCTGTGGCAACTTCTTGTGATTGTTCACTACCATTGAAAATGCCTCTAGCAAGTTCAATTTTGCGGCCTTCAAGTGCTTCAAAAGCACGAGCAGAAAGCATATCGTTCAAAATATCTTTGGCACCAGATGCATTGCCTGCGGCCAATTCGTCTATAAATTCTGATGTTGACATAATTATTCCTTTTTATATTATCGCTTATTTAGTAAAGATGAATATTTTTCCACTTCAAAATCTAGTTGTGGAGTCAATGATTCATTCGCTGCATCATCTTGTGTATTATCTACAGGAGGATTAGCCTCTGCATCAGCCTGTTGTTGCTGTTGTTGTTCTGGTGGTGTTGTTGGACCACCAGTACCAGCTGTATCTTCTTTTGCAATTTGTTTCTTCATTTCGGCAATAGTTTCTTTGTCCATTTGAAGAACATTTTTCTGAACCCATTCCATAGAATAGTATCTACCAATATATGGGTCAACAGTTTGCAATACACTCAGTCTTTCACGAAGGATTTCAGCATCACGCATTTCGGTGAAGTTGTTGTCCTTCATGTAATTATAATATATGTCTTCCTTAAAATCATCCCATTCTTCTAAAGTGCAAATGCCTTTTAGAACGAGTTGTACTCTTAATGCATGGTCAAATATCTGAGAGAATTTATTACGCAGTCTTACAATAAACTTTGTAAACTTAACTTCATCTCTTGTAACTTCAGTTGTGCGACCAACACCAATCATGCCACCTTGTTGTGGTTCTAAACGAGAGATTGGTACATTTAATGAATTTAATAGTTTCTGTCTGAAATACTTAACATCTTCCAACTCACCAAGATTTTGGCCTGCAGGTAATGTAGTAATCTCTGTACCTTTACCACCTTCACGGCGAGGTAACCAGAAGTCTTCAAGCATAGACATGTGTTTGCGGTCATCACGCAATTCACCTGT